GTTGAAGAGGTTATGTTAAAAAGAACAGAAGTTTATGAAGAAAACATTTAAAAGAAAAAAAGGTCCTGTACAGTCGAAGAAGATATCATATGATGGTATCAACTTCGCCTCTGGGCTTGAGCGTTATATGTATATGGCTTTGAGAAAAGCTAAGATAACGTCTTTATATGAAGGTCAAACTTTTGAGTTGTCAGAAGCTTTTGAATTTCCTTTTGAATCATACGAAAGATGTGGTAACGGTAAAGGAGAATACAAAAACAGAGGCAATAAAAAAATACTTAATATAAAATATACACCAGACTTTGTAGGTAAGGGTTTTATAATTGAAACTAAAGGTAGAGCTAATGAATCATTTCCTCTTAGATGGAAGTTGTTTAAAAAGCTTATAACAGAAAGACGATTAGGACCACTTACATTATATAAACCACAAAATCATAAAGAATGCGACGAGACAGTAAGGTTAATCCTGGCCAAGCTAAAAGAGTAGCTAGGCAGATGTACGGTGAGCGTCAAATTGATAAATGGTGCAAGTGGAGTTGGGATATACGAGGTAAAATTAAATATAAAGAATTAGTAGAACAGCAAAATAAATATAAAATAAAAATATATGGAGGAGAAAACTAAAAACTGGAGCCTTAGCGTAGGTACTTATCCAGGTATATTACTAGGTGCTAGAACCTATGATGAATTAGAACAAGTGACGCATGTTTTTTACCTGCCTTTTATTGATATAGCATTAGAAATTTATAAGTAATGGGATTATTTGATGAGCGCATAGCGTACAAACCGTTTGAGTACCCTGAATACTACACAGAAGGTTGGTTAAAACAAGCACAGGCATTTTGGTTGCACACAGAAATATCAATGCAAAGTGATATTAAAAACTGGAATGAAGAGTTAAATGAAAAAGAAAAAAACTTAGTAGGTAATATATTACTAGGTTTTGCACAAACAGAGTGCGCAGTAAGTGATTACTGGACACAAAAAGTTGTTGGCTGGTTTCCTAAACATGAGATACAGCAAATGGCCATGATGTTTGGATCACAAGAAACAATACACGCTGTAGCGTACAGCTATTTAAACGAAACTTTAAAACTAGAAGATTATGAAGCTTTTTTACATGAACCCGCTACTGCTCAGCGGTTTGATAATTTGGTTGCTTACAATGGTAAGTCTACTATTGGCATTGCGAAGTCTTTGGCGGTATTTAGCGCGTTCGCAGAAGGTGTTAGTTTATATTCTGCTTTCGCTGTACTTTATTCTTTTCAGTTACGTAATTTACTTAAAGGTATAGGGCAACAAATGAAATGGTCAGTAAGAGATGAGTCTCTTCACAGTAAAATGGGTTGTCAATTATTTAGACACATGTGTGAAGAAGATAAAACTCTATTGTCTCAATGTAGAGAAGATATAATCAAAGCAGCTGAAACAATGGTTGAACTTGAAGAAAAGTATATTGACAAAATGTTTGAGATGGGTGATATTGAAGGTATCAAAGCTAATGATTTAAAGCAATTTATAAAAAAGAGAACTAATGAAAAACTTGTGGAACTCGGTTATGTTGACCTGGGATCGTATTTTGCGTATGACACTAAAGCAGCAGCTAATCTTGATTGGTTCTATCATCTTACCGGCGGGGTCACTCATACTGATTTTTTCGCAACTAGACCGACTGATTATTCGAAAGCAGGCGAAGGAGAAGACTTTGAAGACATATGGTAACAAAGAATAAATTACTTAAGCTATTAGCTTATACGAATAAATTAACATCGTATCAAAAGTTTGCATCGCGTATTGGTTACTTCGGTGCAGGTTTTTTGATAGCAGGACAATGGACGTTAGAGCCTAAATTATTTATAATAGGTTTTATGTGTGTAATAGTTCAAACGTCCTCAAGAAAACAATGGAATCTTGTAGCTTTAAATCTTAACGGTTTAGTTGCTTGGTTAACACATTTAACAAAAATAATATAAAAATATGAAAAAACTAATAATCATTGCATTAACATTAATGTTTGCATCTTGTAGTAGCACGTATGATATTTCAACAGACTATAGGATTAAGAGTATATTAACAATAACAGAGGCTGGAGATACTCTTGCTGTACCAGTTAGAGATTTTAAGTTTAGAATACTTGATAGAAGAATACAAGAGATAATAGATCGTGATCCGTTTAGATATCAATATAGAAGAAACTGGCAAAACTGGAACTATAACTCGTATCCTATACCAAGTTACAATCAAGGATACAACTACAATAGACCTAAACCTAATGTAAAACCAAACATTAAACCGTTTAATCCACCAGCAATTATTAAACCATTAAACATACCAAGCATTAAACCTATTGTGAAACCAACTCAAAACAAAAAAAATGAAAGGAAATAAGCAAAGTACTACAGATTTATTAAAGAAAAAAGTTAAAGCACTAACAAATGTTGTACAGCAATTAATTAAAGAAGTTCAAATGAATGCTAGTTTAGCTCAAGGAGTTTTAACAGCTTTTCAATTACATATTGGAGAAGAAGAATGGGATAAAATTGTAAGCGAGTTAAAAAAAGTAGAAGAAAGAAAACACGCAGCTGCTGCTGGTATAAACGAAAAAAAACTAGAACTATAAATGTGGAATAATGAATGGAAAAAAGGTGAAGACTATCCAAAATGGGGAGACACAGAGGTATACAAAAAAACTATCTCTGGGGGATATTTATTTAACGGCGAGTCTCCTAAGGAAGCATATCAAAGAGTCGCCAAAACAGTTGCAAGAAGGTTATATAAACCTGAAATGGCAGAAACTTTTTTTGAGTATATTTGGAACGGCTGGCTTTGTCTCGCTAGCCCTGTACTTTCCAATACTGGTACCGATCGCGGTCTTCCTATTAGTTGTTTTGGCATTGATGTAGCTGATAGCATACAAGATATAGGAGGTAAAAATTTAGAGATGATGCTACTCGCTAAGCACGGCGGTGGAGTTGGTATCGGTATAAATCAAATAAGACCCGCTGGCGCTAGAATAACAGGAAATGGAACATCAGATGGAGTCGTCCCTTTTTGCAAAATATACGATTCAACAATTCTTGCCACTAATCAAGGATCAGTTAGACGAGGAGCTGCTTCAGTTAATATTAACATTGAGCACGACGATTTCGAAGAGTGGCTTGAAATCAGAGAACCTAAAGGAGATGTTAACAGACAGTCGCTTAACCTACATCAGTGCGCAGTTGTTGGTGATAAATTTATGCGTAGGCTTGAACAAGGAGATCCAAAAGCTAGAAATAGATGGAGTAAATTACTTAGAAAGCGAAAAGCAACTGGAGAGCCGTATATTATGTTTAAAGGCAACGTTAACAAGAAGAATCCTAAAGCTTATAAAGAAAATGGATTAAAGGTACATATGACTAACATATGCAGCGAAATAACATTACATACTGATGAAAACCATAGTTTTGTTTGTTGTTTATCATCGTTAAATTTAGCAAAATATGAAGAATGGAAAGGTACTAATCTTATTTACGACAGTATATGGTTCCTTGATGGAGTCATGGAAGAGTTTATACAAAGAGCTAAAGGCTTACGAGGATTTGAAAACGCGGTTAGGTCGGCTACGAAAGGAAGAGCTCTTGGCTTGGGAGTTTTGGGCTGGCACACATACCTACAGGAAAAAGGTATCTCGTTCGAAGGTCTACTTGCTCAGTTTGAAACTAGGAAAATATTTAGTCAAATTAAAATTGAAAGCGAAAGGGCTAGTATGGCACTTGCAGAAACTTATGGAGAACCTTTATGGTGTTCTGGAACTGGCATGCGTAATACTCATCTTCGCGCTGTTGCTCCCACTGTTAGCAATAGTAAGCTCAGTGGCAATGTCTCGGCGGGCATAGAACCTTGGGCAGCAAATGTATTTACAGAGCAATCAGCTAAAGGTACTTTTATACGTAAAAATCCTACATTAGTAAAATTATTAAGAAAGCACAAACTAAATAATGAAGAAATATGGAATAAAATCTTGGTTGACGGTGGTAGCGTCCAAGACATTGATGAGCTTAATGATGTTATTATGGCCCATGAAACACCCGCAAAGGAGGTATTTAAAACTTTTAAGGAGATTAATCAGCTAGAGTTAGTTAATCAAGCTGGATTAAGACAACAATATGTAGATCAGTCAGTAAGTTTAAATTTAGCTTTCCCTAGTGTTGCTACACCAAAATGGCTTAATAAAGTGCATTTTGAAGCTTGGAAAAAAGGAGTTAAGACTTTATACTATACAAGAACAGAAAGCGTCTTACGGGGCGATATTGCAGCCACAGCAATGAATGAAGATTGCTTGGCGTGTGATGGTTAAAATCAAAAAAGGGCTCTCGTTATGAGGGCCCTTTTTCGGTTACAGGAACTTTAGGTATGGTACGCCTATTTATCTTGTTCCTTATTTTTTAGGATTATAAAACTTTCTACCAACTGCTGGTCTTAATGTATCTCTAACTGTTTCTCTACCATCAATACTAATATTTGAGTTTGGTCCGCTTTGAATAGCTTCGTCATCACCTAATGAAACCATAAACTGACCGTCTTCGTCTTCTTGAATTTCGCTAATATCTTGTACATCATACGTGTTTGGAAAAGGCCCAACCTTTCCAAAATTAGTGCTTTTGTAAATACTTTCATCGTTAACGGTTTCGTCTATTAAATCTCCAGTTTTAGCATCTTCGTATGCGCCTCTGTTTCCTAATTGTCTTTGATCTAAAGGAGATTCTTTTTCTGAATATATTTGGCTTTTAAAATCAGGATGCTTAGGGTTTCTCATGTTTGTTAATACTCCATCTTCTGGATCAACAGATACATCAAATTCTTTACTATAAAATCCTTTATCGTTTTTCATAGCTACTCCATGTAAGCTGTCTCTTTGTCTTTCGGTTAATTCGTCTGATTTAGGGTTGTATACAAATCTTTCTATTGCTTTTTTTTGTGCTAAAGGAGATTTATCGCTAAATTTTTGTTTAAATGGTGAATTCATTTTGTTTTTTTTAGTTGTTATAATTTTTTATTTATATTTTGTTCTTAACATTTCCATCGTGCTCTAGCAGCTTTACCTCTTTCGCCTGTCCAACCTTTAGATCTAGCACAAAATGACTTTCTTCTACCTGCTGCTTTACTACCAGGTTTTACATCTCCTGTTACTGCAGTTTGTAATTTACTACCTGGATTCTCTTTTTTATAATCTTTTACACCTTTCTCAGTCATACCAGCACCTTCTTCTTCTGTTCTAAAAGTTCTGCCTTCTCCTTTGGTAGTTTTTCTCATTTTAGCTGGGCTTTCCATGTCTTCAATATGCTTTTGAATCTTTTCAGATTGCTTTAAGTGCATTTTAGAAGCCCCTTGTAGTTCTTTAACTATTTTTGCTAATCCTCCTTTTTCCATTGTTTTTTATTTATATATTGCAATATTCTTTATAAGCATCAAAGCACGGACAAGATTTTGCTGCAAACTCATTATGGCCATGTATTGTAGCATCTGTATGCATTTTTTTTAATGTTTTTAACAACAGTAGCAAGCTTTCTTTTTGTTCTGATGTTCTAGTATCTTTAGCTATCCATTTACCATTAGAACCACGTTCTGATTCAACGCCCCCAATATAACAAATTCCTATAGAACCTTTATTGTGGTTTTTAACATGAGCTCCTTGCTTATATATGCTACGACCGTATTCTATAGTACCATCCAATAAAACTACATAGTGATAACCTATACCGTTCCAGCCTCTTTTTAAATGCCACCGATTTATTTCTGCAGCATCTAAATCTCTACCTTCTTGTGTAGCGGAACAATGAACTATTATTTTATTTATTTTTCGCATTTTCTTTTTTAAGATTCACCCATTTTGTTATGGTATATCCTATAGTTACAGCTAATAAAAATATTTTTAAACCCATCTCTAAAGTAGTAAAAGTTGTAACTCCTAAAGTAGAGGCATTTATAACGTATAATTTTAATTGCTCTGTCATTATTTTTTACATTTACATAATTTGTATGGACACGATTCCACATCAAACATTAATTTTGATACTAACATATTCCAATAGCATTGAAATAAACACCACCAAGCTTGTATCTTTAATCCTAATTTTACTAAAAATTTTCCCATAATTATTTTTTTTGTTTTATTATTCTTTTACGCAATCATTAACAGTTTCTCCAGTTCCGCTGGGTGATTTTTTAGTACCTACTTTTTTATAGCCATCCCAACATTTTGAGTTTTTAGAATTAGCTCCTTTAAAATTTAATGGACTTTTGTTTACACCCCTGATTGAGTCTGTGCTTTTCACTCGCTGCAAATTAGCTTTATCGTAAGCGCTCATTTTCATTTTAGAATCACCACTTAAAGAGTCTATCAAAGCATTATTTCTTCTAATTGTTGAGTTAGCTAACATAGCTTTTTTCTGAGCTTCACTATTAACTCTACTTATAACATCTCTTTGTGATTCTCCATCACTATTGCTAGCGCTTGGATGATCGTCTACCTCTGTACCTTCCGCGGCTACTTGATTAGCTGGTGAACCACCACCAAGTATATCGTATTTCATCTTGTAAGGTGAGCCACATTTCAACTTATCTAAAGGACTTCCATCGTCAGGTGTTGAAACTATTTTTTTACCTTTTTCAGATATAACATCACCTTTTACGTAATAACCGTTTTCTCTTCTTCTAGATTCCTCGTCCATGATATCATCTAACTTAGGTATGTTAAGATTTTTTGTACCAACCAAGCTATCAACAAATTTCTTTGCTTCACGTCCTTCGGATCTAGCGAAGTCTTGGTATTTTTCCATTGCGGTTTCTTTACTCATCTTGTTTCTTTTTGTTTTGTAATTCAATTATTTTTTTAACTCTATTTTCTTCAATTCTTAAGGTTTTTATTTGTTTTTTTGTTAACCCTAAATCTAATAACATTATAGTTTGCTCTTTAGTAGTAGTTTGACTTTTCATATCGTCTATTTCAGCTCTAACTTTCATTTCAGGTGTTTCAATAACTTTGTCATCAACACCGTAATAAGGTAAACCTACATCCCAAGTTGACCAACCTAATGCCACGGCAACTTTTTGCCATTTTTCAGATGAATCACTATATATAGTTCTTAATGCGTTTATTTTAATAACAGCTTCATCTACTGGTATATTACTTAAAGCTGCTATTGTTTGAGCGGTTGCAAGATAAGCTGGATTGTTTAAATTAAAACCTGCATCTTCCATTTCTTTTTTGTTCCATGAAAAAGTATTAGCTGCACTTTTTAGTTTTCTTAACTTAGCTTGTAAAGGAGGTGATATAGAAAATAAATCATCAATAGCTTCTGCGTAATCAGGACTTTTATTGTCCATTTCTTCTGCTATAGTCATTAATGTGTTTTTAAGAGTAACTGCTAAAGCTCCTTGGATTCCTAAACCTCTAATTTGAGAATCAAATGCGCCGTTTAAAGTTCTTGCTACTCTTCGTTCTCTATCAGCTTGACTTCCTGGAAGTACATTACCATCTTCGTCTTCATCGTTAAACAATAAAAACTGCATACCTTGAGTTAAACCGTTAAACAAGAGATTTTGAACAGTAGAATAATATATTAACTTAGATATGTTTTCTTTATCATTTCCTCTTCTAGCTATTAAATCTTCTATAGCTCTTTTCTGTATTCTAGCGTACTGCATTTGAGTGTTACCAAATGAAAGTATTAATCTACCAGCAGCAGATCTTTGTTGATCACTTATCTTAGCTGGATTACTAGATTGCTGCGCTGTTTCTGATATAGCGTAAAAATCTTCAAAAGCTTTTTGCTCTGCCAATTTAGGATCCATGCCAGTAGCTAATAAAGCTTTTAATCTATTTCTATAATAAGTAGCTCCACCAGTTGCTATTGCAAAACTGTCAGCATACCTTGTAAACACAAAACCTTTATTCAAAGCTAATGCTATAAAGTCTTTGGTTTTATTACCGCTGCTTGCTGCTAAATCTGCTATTTCTGATTCACTAATATTTATTTTTAAACCATCTCTTCTTTCTACTAAATACGGAGAGTTAAACAAGAACATTACATCTTTCCAATATTGAGGTTGATTAGCAAAAGCTTGCGCAGCCTTTAAAGGGTTATTATCACTCCAGTTTATAAAGTTTACATTAGATATCATTTGCATCAATGCTGATCTAGTGTTTAAAAACATCACAACACCTACTGAGTTGTTAATCCAATCGTACCACCTTGTTGTTATTGAATCACTACCAGTACTTCTGTTGCTACCACTTTTTTGAGATTTTATTGAATTTTTAAGGGCATTGACATAAGCTGTTCCAAAAGCAGCTTCTAACTTATTTAATACAGTTGGTGAAAATATAATATCTATATTCTCCTGCCATTCTTGTAAATACTCAGCTCTATTAACTTTGTTTATACCGTTTATAACATCACTTGTTATAGTTCCAGTTGTCCAGTTTTTGCCTGGTTTAGGATATGGTTTACCTTTTTGTATAACTATTAATTCATCACTAAAAACTTTTAAATCTGGATCATTTTTAATAAAATCAACTAAATTTTTTACGTCTTTTTGAGACAAACCAGGTATTGTCATACCTTGAGAATTCCATACATAAGCTCTAATAGCGTGCTCATAAGTAAATCTACCTATTCCAGTTTGTTTTAGTAAACTCTTAGGTAAGTTAGGAAATTTCTTTTTTAAAGTTGTAAAATCAGCACCAGCAGAAACCTTAGCTTTTGATATTTCTATCTCAGCTTTATTATATGGGTCAAGTAAGTTATCTTTAAAGAAAGCCATTTGAGCATCTCCTACAGCTCCTTTTCCTAATAACTTATATAGTAACCCTGTAAAATCCTCGGCCGATGGAGGTATGTAGAAATTAAATTTACCTTTACTAGCTCCTATTGTTTGAGCTTTAGCCGCGGAATATTGTTTATAAGCTTCAATGCCAGTTTTTTGTTCTATAATGTCGTTTATTATAGAGGTGAAAACAATTGACTTGCTTTGCTTAGCTACTTGAACTTCAGACTTTATATCTAATACATCTAAAACAGCTTTAACCGCTTGTGCGTTTTTAATAGCGTCATCAGCAAAATAAAAATCATTATAACCTTCAGCTGCTTTACCAACTATCCAATTAGCTTTGGCTTGTGGAGCTCCATTCGCCAAACCTACTATGTTTCCTTCTATTAAAGTTACGCCTTCTGATTTTAACCAAGCGTATATTGCTGGCGCAGCTTCAGCAGGTCTAGCTGTTAATATGAATACATTTTTATTTCCATATTTTTCTACAGCTCTTTTTAACTTACCAAATAATGGTCCTCGTTTTCCTCCTATAACTTTGTTAAATTCTGAAAAATCAAACGTAGCACCTATGTCTTCTAAATTAGTATGTTCTAAAGCAAACTCAGTAGCGTCTATCTTTTTAAAAGTTCCATCAGGCATTGTAACACCTATCTTACTATTTGTTATACCTACAGTGTCATCAAAATCTAATACAGATATACCCATAACCGGAGGATTTATTCTCCTAGACATTTGTAAAGCTGTATCATAGTTATTTAATATTTCTATTTGACCTGATATGCTTTGACTTAGTTTATTTGATGCTTTAGAACCAAAATTAACGCTATTGCTGTTAAAAGAAGCTACTTTATCTTTTAATAATCTTTGATAAACTTTAAACTCTGCTTTAGCAGCTTGCACTGTCATGTCACCTGTAAGAACTCTAGTTATTAAACCATTAGCTTTCATGCCTGCCATGTCAATTCCAACTTGGAAATCAGCTCCTTTCAACCCATCTAATCCTGTTAGTTTACCAACAAATAACTCACCTATCGTTATATTAGGCTTAATAAGATTATATTCAAAAGGATTAGCTACATTGTTTTCACTGTATCTTATCCAAGACGCCATACCAGCAGGTAAAAAATCTAATTTTCCAGCTTCTAAAAGCGGAAGAACTAAATCATAATAACTTTTAGGTAATTTATCTAATAGCCCAAATTGCTTTAATGCCAAATCGTTTGCTAATTTAAGAGCTCCTTGGCCATAAGATTTAGATATTATATTATCAAACTCGCTTTCAACTTTACCTTTTATGGCTGCGTCTAATAGTGATTTTCCAGCTTGAACATTAGGCATCATGTGCTCCTCTGTTACTTCAGAATACAAATCTACTCTTCCTGTATAAGGATCTATAGCATAAAACACAGTTGGCGCTAAAAACCTTATTGCGTGACTTTGATCTTTGCTAGATTCACTTTGCCATAGCGAAAAAGTTGAAGCAGATTCTTTATTATTTTTAATATAATCCTGTATGTTTAAAAACAATTTTTTTAACAGGTCTTGTTTCTTTTTTATTAAACCAGGGTTTTCTATTAACTTTGTTATTGCTGCTTTATTTAATTTTCTTCCTTTTCGAGTATACTTATTTCTAATTAAAGGACCTGTAGTGTCATACCCAGGAAATATTTTATCAAAAGTATCTGTATCTGTGAATGTAAAACCAAACCCACCTGTCATACCTGATCTAAATAAATAAGCTTGCTTAGGGTGTAGTTTAAAGAAACCTTCTAAATCATTTATTATTTTTATACCAGCTGGAGTTGTTAAGTCTACTGTCCTAGCGTTAACTGTTTCTCCTTTACTGTTTACTCTTTGAGTTACAATTGTTGTTAGATCAGGAAGAGGAACTACAAATACTCCTTTCTTAAAGTCTCTTTCTACTTTTATGCCTTCAGATCTTTTTACTTGAGCTTTTTGCTTAGCACCTTCTGATTCAGTTGTTGAACCCTCTTGCACCTTAGCATCTATAGCTAGTTCTATTGCGCTTAAAGTTTGTAGTCTAGCTATTAGTTCTAAAAGACCTTTAGATGCATTAGCTGATGTTCCTCTAGAATCTTTAATATTACCTTTAGGATCTAAACCAAAAACAGAATAAAAATAAGTTAAGTTTAATTTACTAGGATCTAGCTTGTATTGGAAATTATTATTTATTTTAGGTCCTTGAATAAAAAATGCATCAATAATTGTTTGAGCTAGTCTTCTACCTTCACCACCTATTTTTTTAGGTTTGAACTTTCCTTCAACAGTTTGTAACGGCGCGTTTCCTTTTATTTGCTTTAATAAAGCTAATAAAGTTGGTCCATTAGACTTTATCCACATTTGAACAGGTGTAACTTCACCTTTTCTTAAATTGTCGTTTGGTTCTAATATACGTGAAACTGGTATACCTAATTGATCTGCTAATTGTTGAGCTGCGATTTTAGAAAAAGGCTTTAAATCTTTTAAAGTCATTTTATCTAAATCTATCTTACCTGATTCAATTTGTTCTTTAACAAAATCAATTATAGGGTTTGCGTTAGCAAGCTTTGTTACTTTAAAAGGATCTATAGTAACTTGTTCAGAGGCTTCTACATTTACTGGATCTGTCATTTCAACTGTTCCAGCTGATGAATCATTTAATTCATTAGTGTTAAATATAATGTTACCAAGCGCTTTAGCTCTTTCATATATTTTATCTTTTCTATCACCTAGTCTTCGTATGTAAGTTGTTACAGCGAAATCAGTATTATAACCTTCCCCTTCTTCAAATAACGGCGTGGTTTTACCACTCCACTTAGCAACTTCTCCACCAATAATAAGTTCTATTATAGCTTTTTTTACATCGTTTTCATCTATGCCTTTTTCACCTCTTCTTTGGTAACCTATTATTGGTTTTATAACTCCAAAATTTGCTTCAACAAAAGCTTCAGCCGCTGGGTATTTATCTTTTGCAGCTCCTTGTCTAATCATTAACACTAGATCTTTATTGGTGAACAAACCTTTTCTCCACTCAGATAAAAAATTAGCTCCTTCAGGTGATATTGATTCTGATTTTTTAGAACTTGTAAGTAAAACCTCATCTAAGCCTACGCTACCGTCATCCAATTGACCTTCAATATCTCCTTGCCAAACATCACTATTTATTATATCAGTTATAGACTGCTCTGTTAAAGTTTGATTTTTATATCCTTCAGCTACTTGTCTCAATAACTCTACTACACCTTTAGCTCCTTTAAAGTCATAATCAAAATCTTTACCAACAGCTTCAGATGTTGCTTTATTAAATCCAATACCTAAAGTTGACCAAAAACCTTGCTCTTTACCTTTTTCAAAATTAATTCTATCTAATTCTTCTAAGAAAACAGTTAACACTTCGTCAAAACCTTGGCCCTCGGTTTTACGTGCTATTCTAATATATGCATCATAATCAAACTCAGCAAGATAAGTTAATATGGTCCCAGCTAAAGATTTAAAAGCCTCTGGATTAGTACCTAAAGCTTCTGTAAAAATAACATGACCCGTTATTTCATGTAAACCTACTCCACCATTATTATTTAATATAGCGTTTTCAATAGTAACTACAGAGTCGTAAACTGGTTTACCTGTTTTTACATTAATAGATATAAAATTAATACCATTTACAGTACCATCTTTTAATCCGGCTTTAAAATCTTCTATTGCTTTTCTACCTGCTTCTTCTTTACTTATAGGATCTATTTTAGAACCTCTAAACTGTATATTTGGATCTGCTATTCTAGCATTAACCATGTCTGTGAAAGCTGCTAAAGCATCTGCATTAGTATCTAAGATGCTATAATTTACATCTATTCCTTTTCCACGTAAAAGAGATATCATTGCAAAATCATTTTCTGCATTGCCTCTTATAGTATCTTCAGTGTATAGCTGTTCAGCTATATTAAGTAGTTGAGCATCAGAAGGACTGTTATTACCTTTTGATTTTAGTTTTGCTTTAGCTCTATCTTTTAAATCGTTTTGAACAGAAACAGAAAGCAACCCAAACTTTTTAGTGAAAGCTACTAAGTAAGCATCTAGGTTTGATTTAGTTATAGAAAACTCAAGTTCTAGCGCCGCTATTTGTTTTGATACATCAATCGCTATTCCAGGTTTTTTAGCTTCTGCTCTAAGTGATATAGCTTGTTCTTTAAGATAAGTAAGTCTGTTTATAGAGTTGACATAAAGCTTCCAACCAGTGGCGTCTAGGTTTAAATCTATTAATTCACTTCTTTCTTTTAGTATAGCATCGTTTCTTTTTAATTTATCATCTATAAGACCTTTGTAGTAAATTTTTGTATTAATATCAAGATCTGGTCCACCTTCGTTCTTAGCTATGATTTCTTGATATTCAGCTATGTCTCTAACGTTTTGATCAAACTCCGCGTTTGTAGTAGGATCAGTTAAAGCTCTCATTGAAGCTCCTGCTATTATTGGAACTCCTGTAAAACTTGTTGAGAATATTAAAGACGTAAAACCAGCTTCACCAAAACCTTCGTACATAGGTCTTCCGGATATAACATTTTGCCACAATTGAGTAATTAAAACTTCACCACCAACATCTGCTGCGGTTAATTTTAAGAAATCTGGAGTTGCTTTTCTTACATCTCTAAAAAAAGCTTGTACTCCTGATTCAAGAGTTTGCTTGTCAAGTTTTAAGTTTTGAATATACTTGAATTGCATTTTCATAGGCAAAGCACTACCTAAACCTTCAACTAACGCAAAGCCAAAAGCTTTTGCTAAAGTGCTTTCTCTATCAAACTCAATACCTTGAGCTTTTGCTCTATTAAATTCATCAACATAATAATCACCACCAGCAGACAACGCAGCTAAATAAAGGCCAATATGTGGTATAGCAACAGTAGCAAAAAACGGTAGTTGTTCTATAGCTGTTTGACTAAGAAAATATAAAAAATTAGGAAATGAGTAAAAAGATCCATTTGGTCCTTTACCAAACTCAACATCTTTTACATAGTCAAGTTTTCTTAATTCAATTAAATCTTTAAAACCTGCTTGAGCTTCTAAAAAATCATCGCCTAATGCTTGAGCAATTATTTTAGACATAAACAAACCTGGCGCAAAAATTCCTGCATTAGCTATAGCTTTATCAGGAACATCCGCCATGCTTTGCAATATTATTTGCATCCAACTCATACTGGTATTGGAAAATCCCATACCAAGCTCACTGTTTGTAAAAAACCCTACGGCATTAGGAAGTGTAACAGGCGCCAACCCACCACCGCCAAATGAAATTCCAGTCATAGATGGTTTTCCAAAGTATTTTTCTGATAGACTATAACTTCTTCTTAAGTAATCTAAGTTTTCTTCAGCAGTGTCTTTAACTTCGTTAGTAGCAATAAACTCTGCGTAATCATAATTAATTAAGTCAAATTGCTGTTGTATTGTTTTTCTTTCAGTGCTTAATATATTAGACCTTTTATTGAAACTAGCCGCTAAAGCATTGTATGTATTTTGATCCTCTAAAGAATTAATACCAATTTTTTGTTTTGCTTTTATTCCTGCACTTAAAGTATTTATTTCTCCATAAACCCTTTCTAACTCAACGCTCATCAAGTTTACAGTTTTAACTATATCACTATTTTTTAAAGATTCATATTCTTCTACTAGTCTAATAGACTCAATTTCTGGATTAAAAGTACTTTCAATACCAAGAGCGTAATCATGGTTTTGTTTTCTTTCTTCGTCACTTATATCACTTAAGTAATCTCTATTTTTTTGATCTTTTAAAGCTGTGTATTTATTTCTTGCAATTTGAAGTTTTGTTACACCTCTTATTTCAGCTTCAGTTATAGGCTCCTCACTAGATGTTTCTTCTCTTTGGCTTTGTAAAAATGAAATAGCCATATTTCTTTCTTCTTCGTAAGGAACCGTAGTGATGGTTACATTTTCAGTTGTACCCTCTGATCGATAAGACATCTTCAAGTCCATTCCGCTAAGGCCAGCGTTTGGAATAGCTCTTACTGTTTCTGTTACCTGAGTGTCTAAGTTAATTAAACCTACTTCATTTTGAATAGCTAAATACTCTTTAAGAGTAACGTCACTTGCTTCTTGATATTTTTCGTACTGTAATCTTATTTTTTTCTCTACATCTGTTTCATCTTTTTTAAACGCGTAAACAGTTACCTCGTCTAAATCTCCAACATTACCAGTACCATCATCCATAACAAAACCATCCTCAAGTTTGTCAAGTTCACTTTGTGGTTTTTGTTCTTGTATTTTTTTTTCAGCTTCTATATAAACATCAATATCAAAATCATCAATAAAACCTAGTCTTGATGCAACTAACCTGGTAGCTAAACCGTCTCCAGTGGTATCAATCCAATCATCCGAACCTAACGCTTTAGCGTAAAAAATTGGTTGTGAAGTTATTGGATCTACTGTGTATTTATAAGCACCGTCACCATAGTCAAAAACTTCACCAGGTGGAGCTGTGTATGTTTGGTTAAATTCAAAAGGCGCAGCGTCTTCATTTGCAAAAGGGAATATTGGTTCCGGTGGAATAGGATCAATAGGTAATCCCGATAAAGCAACTTCCGAGCTGGATCCCGTATCTTTTTCTGTCTCCACAGTTGGATCCGCACTTGTAGAGACATTTGTCTTTGCTGGTTTAACAGGGTCTATATCTTTATTAATTTCTTCAGATATTTCAGTTTCAACTTTTAAGTCTATTGGTTTTTCCTCTTTAACATCTAAAGGTTTGTTGGATATTTTCCACTCTTTTATTCTCTCTATTCTTTGTTCTTTAGTTAAACCTAAGTCTTTAAGAGAAGCTGTGAATGATTCTAATTCTGTCATTTAATTTAATTTAAGTCGTTATCAGCTAAAAATTTCTGAGCTTCTTGTTTTTTTGATTCTTCAAGATCAAACACAGCGGCGTCTGCCTGTACCGATGGTAGTTGGTTAGTTGTAAATTGTTTTAAATAGTTTTTCATAAAATACTCTTTATATTTTTTTGTAAATAAAACTTTGTTACTTTGTAATAATGGTAGATCTTTTTCATATGACCAACTACTGTGCCCAGCGTTTGCGTTTTGAGCCATTTGATCGTCTTCTTCTTGACTAGTTCCTTGAGCTATATAAACATTCCAAGCCGCTACTGCATTTTGTTCAGAGCTTAATAAACCTGCAACCTCTGCGTTTATAAAAGGTGATGTCTTTTTATCAATTTTATCCATGTCATATTGCAATACATTTCTACCTTTGTTGTCTCCTAAATCTATTACTTCATATATAGGATTTCCTTCTGCATCTGTTAAAACAAATTCTTCGCTTATCTTGGCTGTAGGTAATAAATTACCATCTTCATCAATCATGTCTTCGCTAAATATTTTTACATCTTTTAATAACTCTAACATGTTTTTACCTATATCTGGAGTAGATGTAACTAAAGAAGTTCCTGACTCCAATAGCGATGTTAAAGCAGTACTGTTTAAAATAAATTCACCTGGAATACCTGGTCCACTAAAAACTAATTGCTGAGAACCATCGTGTAGTAAATGTAAACTAGCATTATATCCATCTGTTTTACTAAAACCAGGTTTTGAACTTAATAAGGAATATATTACAGTATATACAAAATTATTATTAGGATCATAGTTAGGTTCATCTACAGCGGATACTTGAGATATTAGGTCTGATAAAAAATCTAATGACTTTTGAGGCGCTGCTTCAAGTTCAAGAAGCTTTTTAGTTTCTAATTCACAATTTTCACTAACACACGTGTTATTTTGTATGGAAAGCTTCATTTTAGCATATATCTTACCAGTAAATTCGTAAGCCTTATTTAATAAATTAAAGTCATTATTAGTTGGACTTGCTAAATAATCTAAATTATAAGCTATAGCATCACTTTGATTAAGTTGCTTTATTAAAAGATTATTTGTAATATTAGTATTTTCCATTTTTTATATTTTATTAAGCTCCCATGCTTATTTGCTCTCCAGCTATCCCTGCCAAAGATCCAAACATACCTGTTACGGCAGAAGTTTCATCTCTAAAGGCTTCGTTTTCTCTATTTTGAGCTCCAGATAATAAATCAGCAGTTCTATCAAGTTCTTGCAGTTGTCTTGTTTCTCTCGTTCCAAACATAAATTTTTCTCCCATAACATCAGCTTGTTGTATTCTTTGAGCTTCTGACATTTGTTGAGCTTGAAGTCTTTGTTCTCCTTGAGCTCTTAATTTATCGTTTTGAGCTTCTTGTTGTTCTATACTAGCTGAAACACCTTTTTTAGATCTTAAAGCAGCTTGAGCTAAAGCGGTTGCTCCACCAGCACTTGCTCCAGTTGCTCTCATTGTATCTAAAGTATTAGCTAAAGATATATCAGCTTCTTCTATTTGCATTTCTGCGGCTTGAGTTGCCACTGATAAAGTATCCATAGGATTACTTAATAAACTACTTAAGCTAGTAATACCAGCATAAGGATTTATTATTTCTTGTCTATTGTTTTCCAAGTCTGCTAACTTAGCTTCAAGCTTTTTTCTTTGATCTCTTGCTGCGGTAGCTGCTTTTTTTGCTGACGCTGCACCCATGATTCCGCCTGCTATTGAAAAAGCGCCTCCTATTATTGCTGGTAACATATTTTTATATTTTTAATATCCATTATTTATTATGTAAGAACTTTCTACTGAAAACAATTGTTTATTTCCACCTGGATCTGTTGTTGTATCTGTAGAAAATTGTGCTATAGAATAGAAACCTTTTACGCCACTTATTGATTCACCCCAAATAACCTCACTATCGTTTGCTGTACTAAAGTTTCTTAAGTTTCCAACGTATTTATTTTCTTTTCTATTAAAACCAGCGTGACTCACTGGGTATGGTGGATTACCTGTTCCAAATACGGTTTCGTAATCAACTCTATTTACAATGCTAACAAATGTTAAAATAGAATTAATAACAAAATTAGCTGAAGCACTAACGGTTAATATTCCTATATTTACAAAATTAACAAAAGAAGATTGATTAATAGCTAAAGTATTACTAGCGACTAAAACTCCTGTTCCAGAATCATAAGATACGACCGTGGTTCCAGCAACGATGCCATCACCTGATATTGTAGTTCCCACAGGAATATCTACACTAACACCTGTCAATGTAACTGAAGTACCAGCACTGTCTGAAGAAGCTTGACCTTGTATTCCAGCGTAAGAAACAACTGTAACACCCAAACCAACACCAATTCCAGATACTATAGCTCCATCTATAACAGGTATGGTGTTTGCTATAACAACGCTTGTTCCAACCACTGTCTGTGTAACTGTTCCTGTTGAGCTAGTTTCTATATACTCACCTTCGTAATAACTATAAAGAGAAGGATAAGTGGTACTAGGCGTTACCTGCATAGTGCTATCTTCACTTGACGCCCAATTAACTTTTGGTTGAGTATCTAAACCAGTGGGATCAGATACTAAAGACGTTAAAGACCAACCGTTGTTTCCTTCGTAACTAACAGTGTTAAATGTTTTTGAATTAGCAGGAGCTGCATTGAAAACCACTGTTACACTACTAGGTCTATCAACGCTATAAAAATTACCTCTTTTAGCTGATGGAAAATTTATAGTTTCAGCATAGTGCTCCCAAACACCACCGTCTTTTATAGTATAAAAATTATTTTTAAGACTAAATATTTGTTCTGGATTAAAAGTAAAAAAACTTACCCAACCTCTTGCTTGCTCGTCAAAAGATAAAGTACCAGGTACTTCTGTTGAAGTTGTGCTGCGAATTGGGTTTAATTGAGATGAAACAACATATTGATTATTATGTAAGTCATAACCACCTAAAATAATACCTTCACCTTGAACAGTGTCTATATCATTTATTCTATCTCTAAAGTAATCTCTCATGCCATATCTTGATATTTCTTCAATACCATTTTGACTTAACCTTAGTATAGCGTTATTATTTTTATCAGAAAAATATTTACTATATCCATATATAGCAAAACTTTCAGGGTTTTTACTTATACCATATTCACCAGAATAAGGTTGTATAACACCTATGACTAAATTACTAGAAGTTACGGATCCACCACCTTCGGCTGAGTATATAGCGTCTTTATCTATTAATGCTCTAGATACTTTATTTTCTTGAAAAATAATTAAATTAGTATCTTCAGCGTATAGTTTTTGTATAGAAGCATTTGCTGGATCTGCTGTTTTAGTTATGTCTTCTCCAACTGAAAAAACGTTTGTTTGATTTATACCTGTTCTAGAATTAAATATTCCAGAATATATAAGAGAACTTTTTCTATAAGAACCAAGTCTTTCATCTTCTACTATATAAGCTTTAACACCAAAATCAACAGTAGTATTATTATACCCTCCTCTTATTCTAGACTCTTCTATAGCCCAATTATAAGGAGAACTAGACACTACTCTAGAGTAACCACCTAGTTCAGATGGTATACCATAAGACCCGTTCCATACTGGTACGTTATCTTCTGTTGTCTTTTTTAATATAAAAGTGTTAAAATATTTAACCTCTACTACTGCTCCCATAATTAATTATTACTTATTTTTATGTTAAATTACTTTATTACGTAGGTTCGTTTATTGAAAAAACGTAATTAGAAGGCGCAGGATTTATAGGAGTTGCTGTTCCGCTTCCTGCTGTTTGAGTCCAACTCCATGCTGAAGCACCACTATACACTAAGCAATTACCTATGCAATCTCCAGTAGCTAGCCCTGTTAATAGTCCTGGTAAAACAAACGTGTTGCCTATAGTTCCAATAGCTACATCTTGAATATTTGTAAAAGGACCTGACCAAGCGCCTGTACAATATTGATCATAAGCATTACCACTTAGACCTAGTAACTGAGACCTACTTTGTCCCTGAGCGTTAAGACCATTTGTAGGTACAATGCTTATATTAGAACCTCCACCTTGTGAAGCTAGCATATTATCCCAGTTAGGAAAATCTCCAGAATTTTGTGATCCACCTTGCCACACGTACCATCCAGTTTGACCATTGCCAAAAGGATACGCATAACCGTTTTCAGGACATAAAAACACTAAAGTGAATTTAGCCTCAAAAGGATCTATAGGTATGTTAGCGTTGCAGCTTCTAGTAAACCCTGTTAACTTCCACTGTTGTATTAAACAAACTTTAGCTCCAGTGTTTATTATAGCAGAACAAGAAACAGAAGCACCTGGATCTCCTAAAGTCATGTTTACAGTGTATATATCAGAAGGCATACTAGAATCTTCATAACCTTTGTTTAATAATGTTATTTCTCCTTTAGCAGCAAGTCCAGTACCGTTTTTAGTAGCAACACCGCTGTTTCCAAACTCAAAATAATCAACTAATTCATTTTGAGAATTAAATTGATCACCCATCGTAAAGGTTAAATCTTTCCAAGCATTTGCATTACCTTGAGGCGCTAAGTCTGTAATATCAAATCCAGCTCCGTTAACTCCGTATATAGTAGCTATTATTTCAGTGGTTGTATTACCTGGATAATATGGACCCATAGGGCAATTATCCCAAACCGGATCTTCGTATACAGATATACTGTCTCCATCGCTAACAGCTACTTGTTGATTAACCTCTAACGTTGGAGTTGGTCTCCATTGTATTTTAGCATTTGCAGGTAACGTAACCGCTTGACTAACTACGATACTTCCAGGAGTACCACTGCTTATAGATACTATATAAGTGCCTTCCGGAACAGTTCCAACAGAGTCTACATCACGTATTAAATAACCTACAGTACTACCTAGCGGGGTAAAGGTTAAAGGAATTGTTGTTGCGTTGCTTACGCCGGTTGTTTGTGGTTGTATAAACTCAGGTGCCCAAGGTACATCATTAGGTGTATAACCATTTCCGCTTACAACTAAGTTAGCTGGATATCCAGGCCCATCAACATTGTCTCCAATATCTATATCATCTACGTTACCTACAACGTTATAAACGTTTATAATATTAGAAGGTGTAGGAAATCCTAAGGCATTCATTGTTACTGGTTGATAATAATAAAAATGAGGAGAAACGTTTTCTAAGTTTAGTTCTTTTTCAAAAGAAGACGTTAAACCATTTACAGTAGCTGAAAACAAGCATGTGAAACTAAATCTTTCTGGTTCAGTTCCAAACCATATATGATTAACAAAACCAGTACTTATTTTTAAATTATATAAATTACTACCAGATCCTGTTTCTTCAAAGCTAAATACTGGTTGAATTACATTGTTGTCATCTGTATAAGCGGTTTGTACATTTGTTCCAAAACCATCTGTTATTGAATCTAAAGTTAACGGCGAAGCTATAACAGTACCAAAGTTAGTTACTAGTCCAAAAGGAGTAGTTGTTATGTTTGGCCATTCACTAGTCACAGGGTCTTGTCTTAAGCTTTCTAAAAAATTATTTAAATTAAAAGGAGAAACTCCTCCAGCTGCTTCGCCACCGGTGTTTTCGTTTAGTATAATATTATTTACGTCTTCTATAACACCTGTTGTAGATGATTCCCAAAATATATCTAATAAACTGTTTACTGGTTCTGTTTCATAAACCGCTAGATATTGTATACCTGGCTTTGTTTCGCTTGTTATATCTATTCTATCACCTGCGTTTACGGCTACTTGTTCATTTATAATTAAAGTACCAGGTGTTGTAAAGTCAATAGATTCACCAGAAGAAACTGGAGATATATTATTAAGTATAACGTTTGGTTCGCCTGCTACTGAAGGATTAATTATTTCTAAAACAACAGTACCTTCTGGTACACCTGCTCCAGAAACTATTTGGCCAACAGACATCAAGCCGGTTCCAGCAAAAAACAAACCAGCTACATTACTAGATTCTGATGTGTTTACTGTTACCGCAAGAGTTGGCGGATTATAACCAGCTCCTGAAACAACAACTGTGTCTGGAAAATTTGGACCAGTAACTGTCATGCCTACTTCAATGGAACCAACAGCACCTACTTCACCGTATAACTGTAAAGTATTAGTAGTGTTGCTTACTGCTATAAAAGCGCTAACAGACGTATAATTAATATTAGCTAATTGACCTATTTTTGAAGCTGTGCTAATTCTAGCTACATAAGGATTTGATTCTAGCGTATAAAATTGCGGAAAAAGATTTGGCTCAGGTGGAGTTAATGGATCGTAATCAAACAAATCATTTACCGTAGAAATAGTTATAGCTATATCGTTTGATCTACCAGGATAATATTGTAAATTACTTTGACCCACGTTATCATTCGCTGTTGTTATAGATATAACAGAGTTTTCAACCCTACCGTATAATTTTACGGAACTTCTAAACTGATTTTGTGTTGGACCCACTTCAGTTAAATCTCTAGGTACTTTATTAATGTTATCACTTATTAATACTATATGAGAAGTAACTCCAACCTCTAAGGTTATGTCATTAGGATAAGAAGCCATTATACCAGGCAGGTAGACATTATAGTACTCTTGCTCTGTTTGTTTTACTACAATTTTGTAAGAATACCAACCTAAAGGATTATAAGATAAACTCGTAGCGTCACCATTATAAACACCAGGTTCGAAAGTTTCAAAATTTCTAACAGTAGCTATTTCATTGTTAAAAATTAATTTTATAGAATCTCCAGGCCAAGTGTCTGGATCAACATTAATGTCATTGTATGGTGAATATATAGTAGAACCTTTAAAAGTGTTACTACCTATTGTTATTAACTCCTTATTATTTGAAAGTATAACACCAGATTGTCTTCCGTACCTATCCGAAAGCACAACACCAACTTGGTAATTTCTGTTTGTTTTTACGCTTGAGTTTGGGTATTCTATTTTGCTAGTACTGTTTTGAGTATCACCTCCTGGTTCTAAAATAACTAATTGTAAGTTTACTAGTATTCCTATAGTAGGAGTGTCTAATGTTATAGTGTTTCCATTTATGTTAGTTATTAAAGTACCAATAGCTACTCCATCAGAAACAACCACCATGCCTACAAAAATATCTCCTTTTGGGTTAGTTATATTTATAACTGTAGATCCAATTGGAAAACTACCACTTACCGCAGCTGTTCCTCCGTTTAAATCAAAGTCTGACTTAGGTGATATAGCTACGTTATAGTCTATGTATTCAGGTGCAGTATGTTTGTTTTGATAGTTTCCATATATAACTCTATTACCTGAAATTTCTTGAGCTAGAGCTCTAACAGGTGTTTTGTCGTAAACTCTTATTAAATCTTTTTCCGGTAAAGTTTTAAACGGTTTTTTAGATTGGTAATTGTAAACGTGGTAATTAGGTTCCCCTATTGTTAGTTTAACGCCAGCTATTAAAGTTTGTACCGAGCTAAGTTCAATCCTACCTGAAGTGCTAGGTAAGACACTTGGATTGTCTGGCGTGTAACTTACCACTGTCACGTTTGTTGTAATTCCAAAACCAGTCACATAACTACCAACTTGTATTCCACCCAGTATGCCATCAACATTTACGTTAACACTCGCGCTTGTTGTTGTTTTTACATTTGCTATACCAGAAGAATTATATAGAGTTGTAGAATCTACAGTGTCCACAACCTTAATAGGTAGTTGATCTGATTCTTTGTAAAGTATATCTATAGCAGTAACCTTTAAAGAGTTTAGCATGCTATAATTAGCGTATGGAAGTGGTATTCTTAACTTGATGTCGTCTACTTTGTTCTCAACAAAACTAACTATAGTACTTCTTAATGTCTCAGATTCATTGTTTACTTCTTTTAAATTAGGAGTATTAACGTACATAAAATAACCATCTTGCTTAGGTATAAAAGCAGCTTGAGTAAAGGTAGAAAATAAAGAATATTGACTGTCTTCAAATTTAAATCTATATCCAAATCTAACAAACTTATCATCTAAATAAGTTGGATCACCTGCAAATTCAGGATTATAATAAGGATTCACATTAAGTATTATAACAGTATTGCTAGGTAAGTTTTCGGTAAACGTTAGACCACTAGCAAAAGTTAACTCCCAAGTAGGTGTAGCTCCTGTATCATCATATGTTGCTGTTTCTACCAATAGACTAGGTATAGTTTGAACTACACCAAGAGCATCAACGTATGAAACACTAGAGCCAGTGTTATACGGATTTTGTATGTTTCCGTCTAAAAGTATGTCTCCAATAAAGTTTTTTACAAATATACTTGTGGCGCCAGTTGTTACAGACGCGTTCAAAGATCCATTACCACCGTTGGGTAAATTTTTACTTGTAACATCCTTCATGGTTGTTTCGTATTGAGGAGTTGCTGAAGTTGTTAATTTGCTTTCAGCATAAAGCTCTATACATTTGTAGGGATTATATTTTGCAACAGATATTTGATCTTCGTTAGTGTAATGCGTAGGTGTTGCGAGTCTATTTGGATTTGCTAAACTAATATTTATGCACCTAGGTTGGTTTCTATTATCTGTCCAAAACAATAAGTTTTCAACTATGCTTAAACCATGCACTGGACGTGTTTGAGAAAAATTAAGAAAACCACCTTGAACCAATATAGTCAATGGATTTCCGGTTGTGTCTTGTGAATTAAAAGCAAGTATATAGTTTTTAGCCGAAGGACTGTAGCTGTTAGGTTTTTGACCTTGAACATCACTCCAGTTTGTAAAAAACAAATAAGCAATACCAGAAGCTTCATCTTCAATAGAACCAATACAATAAAGATTAGCGGATCCAGTTAAAACTTGAGCATCTGCAACCTTAGAATTTCCTAAAACATTTTCTAAAGAACCAACATTAGCTCCTTCTGATTTGTTTACCTGCACGTTTATAGCATCCCTGTATTCGTTATTAGGAAGTATGCGAGCGTCCAAGTCTTTATTCATCTTGGACTTTAAGAAAGTATTTTTAGACTTGTTCATTTGATTTTAGTGTTTTATCCATTTAGATTTACCTCTCATAACTTGAGTGATCTCTTCTATTTTTATATTAGATAATCTTATTTTAGCATTTCTTAAAGCAGCGTATCTTTCTTTTTTAAATCTCTGAACTACGTACTCTTGTTGTCCAGCTCTGTTAGCTATTAAATTGTAAGATATGCTTTTGTACATAGCATCTTCTGCTAACTTAGGAACTTTAGTATCTAAATCATACGCTAATCCGTCTGAAATATATTCTAAAACTATTAGTCTACCTATTAAGTTACTAGAAAAAGTAAATTTACCTTCTCTTTCATCTATGCCAAACCAACCATTTGATTGAGAATATTGTGGATCAAGACCATATTGTCTTCCCCAACCAAGAGCACCGCTAGCGTTTCCAAAATATCCATCTCCATTAATAAAACCATCATTAAAAAACTGACCATTTATTAATCTATCGTTAGCTTGTCCCCATCTTTCTTCTGTAATAGACGTGCCTTCTAAGTTTTCAGCCAAACTGTCTTGCACAGGTGAACCTACTTTATCTTGTAAAAAAGTATTGTAAGGGTTTATAGTTAAATTATTTGCTGGGTATATAATTCTTTTAACACCTAGCTGATCTATATAAGACATTCTAACATAGTTAACGTAATCTTGAGGCATTGCCAAAGACAGTGATTCAGGTATTGTTAATTCACTAGAGTGTATACTTTTTAAAGTATCATAGCTAAATTCTTGCAATGATCTTTTAGCAAAGAATAACACGTCGGATTTTTTAGCTGTTTGAATTATTTTACCATCACCAACGTAACCAACCATGTAATTGTCTATAACATCACCTAGTCTTATGTAAGAGTATTCGCCGTAGTTATTTTCAACAACTTGTCCAAATGCTTTTTCTATATCTGTGCTACCATACTGACCACCGGTAAGTGACTTTAGTTGCACAACAACATAAACACTAGCTCCTGGAGCAGCCACAAGCTCTATAGTATTACCAACAACTTTCATATCAGTAATCCACTCACTCCATGTTCCAGCTAGTCCACTAGCGCTAATATATAATTTAAAATTATTTGTTACATAATTTACATCTGAAGGATCCCAACTATTGATTGATCCTAGTATTAAGTCCGTATCAAAAGTTGTTATAAAAGTTTGATTAGGATCATTTGCTACATTGCCTCTAAAATTTTGAGAACCTGCGTAATATTGTTGATTTGTTTCTGTTATTAATCCCATTTTTTAAGCTTTTTCATTATTTGAAGCTTTTTGAGCTTCTTGTTCAGCAACTTGAATTATAGTGGGATCGTTTATTATTATACCACAATATTTTAAAATATTTATTACTAAATTATTTTTCTCTGATACATCTAATTCAAAATCTACACTAGTAGAAGCTGTTCCTCCAACTGGATTAAATAAGTATTGACCAAGATTACCAATAGTAAAATCCCATCTTGGAGTAGAGGGTTTAAATAAACAATTTATTGTTAATACGTTTGGAGTAGGAGATACTTTTACTAACAACTGACTAGTTACGCTTGGAGATATTACAGCGTTTGTTGTGAAGCAAATTGGATAACGATTAGTGGGAGTGGTTAGTTTAGATCTAGTTATTTCTGAATAATCACTTTTACTGGCTAATTCTGTTATAGAATTGTATATTGGATTAGTAGTGCTATAAGTAGATATTATTTGACCTAGTTTAAACACTTCACCAGGACCTGTGTACACAAATCCATCATTAGTAGTGTCGTAAGAAAACACTGCGTCTTTTTCAAAAGGATATAACTTATAAGCAATGTCTTTAAACATGTTAAAGAACTCTGTATCGTTTTGAGTATTTCTTTGATTTTGACGGTTTACTTGATTTCCGTCTGGAAAATAAGATATAAATATTTCATCTTGAACTTGAGTTGCTAAGCTAGCAAATTCTGATGGAGTTACGTAACCTCTTTGTTCTTTGTTTATTATATACAAGACTGTTTGATATACTGTATTTACACTTACTGCCATTTTTTTTTATTTTTAATATACTAAAAAGGCGGCCGTAACCGCCCTATATTAGTATCACTTGTTTTTATAGTTTTTTATCTATAGATCTATAAACTTCTACTCCTTCATCGGTTTTCAACCAAGCAGCAAATGCTGAATAAGGATTTTCATCAAAAGGAACATTCATTAATTTTCTACCGTTTGATCCCCATGTAAAAGATCTTTGATCAGAAGATAATTTTATTATTCCTAATTCACTAGCTCTAATTCCAACATTTCTAAGTTGTACGTTTTCATCATTAGCTAAAGATAAAAATAAACTAGGATTATTTCTAGCAAATAATAGTAAATCTCTTCTAAGTTCTTTAGAACTCATTTCATTTACTTTTGATCCTAATTCTACTCTTAAAATTGCTTCGGCGTGATCTACTTCCATACTAATAGCAGCATTTAACGCTGTAACCTGATGAGTTAAAATATCTAATTGATCAACAGCTTCTTCAACAGCGCTGTATTCTTGATATGCTTTATCTTTTAAAGGGTGGTATAAAGATAATAATTTTTGTAAATTTTGCTGAGATTTATCTACCTCAAGCATTCCTTTATCAAATCTGATATGACCCATAGTACATTCACCTTTTTGTTCATCTACAAGAGGCGAATCTTGATTTGTTGCATATCTTATTTCTCTCTGCTTACCAGACTCTTCGTCAAAATAAAGTAAAGCATGTTTTCTAGTATGCTTTCCTGGAATTGTATACGTCAAAGGTGTTTTAGTTCCTTTTAAATAATAAGTTCTATTTTTTATTTCCCAACTAGGTTTTGTTGGTTCTTTTGGTGCAGCTACTTTTGTAACTACTTCTTGAGTTGCAACCTCAACAGTTTCTGCTTTAGCTTGTTTAGCCATAATATAATATAATTAAATAGTTTATAAAAGTAATAATTACCCCCGTAAATACAACGAGGGTAAGAATTACATTATTGTTGATTATTAGATTCCTCTGAATATAACAAAGTTATTAGCAGCTTGAGTTACTAAACATCTTTCAGATAGGAAGTTTACTTCCATAGCATCAAGAGTTGAAGTAAATGCTCCACCTGCAGAACCAGTTAACCAAGACTTCATACGTCTGTCATCAGCTTGTGAAGCTCTATAACGTACGTGTAAGAAAGGTCTACGGATATTAGTTCCTAAGATTTGATCATAAACTGTAGAAGTTCCAGCTGGAATTAATACACCTTCAACTGAGTTAATACCATTGATTCCTCCACGAGTAGAAGCGTCATTTAAGTATTTCCAATCAGTTTTATAGAAGTCATAAGAACCTCTTCTAAATCCTGAAAATCCAAGATTTAAAGCCATTTCTTCTGAGTTTTCAAATAAACCAAAAGCAGTACCACCAGCAAATCCGCCAGAGATAGAAGCTAACATATCGTCAAAATCAAGAGATGTTTGTCTCTGTAAGAATAGCATGTTTTCTTCAATTGCTCCTTGTGTATCTAAATTCTTAAGGATAGCATCAAATTCATCAAGACCTGCAGCAGCAGTAAATCCTGTTTGTACATTACCTCTAGACTGGATAGCAGCGAATAAACCTTCTGATCCTGGACTAGCAGCAATACCTGCAGCAACCTGATTAAACTCAGCTTCAATCATACTCATTTCTAAGTAATCTTCGAAACGTAATCTAGTTTCAGATTCAGCTTTCAAGTACCATAAGTACCCAGAAGTTCCATCTTCAGTTGCAACTTCAACCCAACCGATTTGTGCCATATCAGAACCATTAACTACGTATTGAGTTCTTAATATGATTGGTGAGTTAGAGTATTGAGTTAATACTGGATCAACAGATAGTCTTGGTGCATTTTGAGCAGGTGCAACACCTCCTACAAACGCTCCAGCCATATCTTGTCCTTTTTGATAATCAGAGCCGTATACAAATACTTTAACACCTGCGGCAGCAGCTGCTACTGGGAAAGCTACGTTATCAAAAGCAGTGAATACAACATCACCTGGATTTAATCCAGATCCAGCGTAAGCTCCAGAATCACTAACAATACCTTTTGTTTCTGCGCCTGTAACAGGGTTTAAAACAACTATAGTATCATTAATAGATATTAAATTCTGCACTACTGGTGCAACAGCTGAAATATTCTGAATAGTTAAAAGCGTGTCGTTTCCAGCACCTGGACCAGCAGCTATAACAACTCCAGAATAAGAGATGTGTAATCTATTTTGTTCAGACCAAATTACTTGATCAGACGTCATTGGCATTTCAGCGCCAACCATTCTTAAGAATCCAGATAGAGTACGGTTTCCGTATCTTTCTACTTCTTGTTCGTAAATTTCAGGTAAATATTGTTGTGCAAAATCATTTACACCTGCACCACCCGTGTTAAATTGTAGGTAGTTACTGTTCAATATCTCCTGAGTTCCTGAAGGGACTAACCCTCCAAACTGTGGATTTAAAGCCATTTTGTTTTGTTTTTTTAGTTAAACTTTTTTGTTTTAATTCTTAATTTTGTAGAATCGGTGCCACTAATTGCTTTCACTTTAAAACCATTAACAAAAACATCACCTTGAGATTTTCTAGCTAGAGAATCACTTGGGTTTTTTGATTTGTTAACAACGTCTTTAATAGCGTCAGCTTTACCTTGTTCATAGAAATGAGAGGCAATCCTATCTACATTGTCAGCAGCGTACATAGCTTTGTGATAACCTTTCGAGTCACTAACATTACCATCTGCGTCTAGGAACTTCCCGACAAGGTTGTTAATACTTGATTGGCTTTCTGCAACTTTTTCACGGTTTTGAATATTGTACTTATAATTTTTTTCACCAACTTTAATATCGAAACCTTCGAAACTGTCATTGAAAAGTTCTTTAGTACTTTCTTTAAACTGTGCGTGTTGTTGCTCTGCTCTTTCTTGCTGCTTATTGTATCGATTGAAAAAATCTGTAGCTTTTTTTTGGTCCTGTGTTACGCCGGGTCTCAACTTGATTTCGTCGTAATATTTCTTTTTCGTTTCCTCTAAAAAGCCTTTAGCTTTTGCAATCTCTTCTTTTTTAGCGAGTTTCTTTTTACGGACTTCTCGTTCTTCGTCTAAGTCTACATCAAATGAAAAATTATCTTCCATGATAAAACTTATTTCTTCCTCATCTAAATGAGGTTTAGCTTTTTTATAATATTCTTTTAATAACGTATTTTCATCTACTGATGAATAATCCGCGTTTAATCTTGTGTAGTCTTCAATAGTTCCTCCAGTGTCTTCCATGAAAGAAACTAGTTTCTCTATATTTTCAGGTAAAGCTTTACCAAGAATTTTTTCATCTTGAATTGCTTTTACAACCTCATCTTCTACTTTTTTAACTTCAGATTCTGTTACTTCTTTGATTGGATAAAACCCTTCAACATCCTTGTTGGACTCTTGTAAAGGTTCTCCCATCGCTGGGCTATCTCCGGTTTGTTCGCCCACAACCACTTCTTTTGTTTCTCCGATTTGAATGGCATCTTCTTTAGGTATTGACACTTTAGTAACTTCTGGTGGTAGTTCAATCAAAGGTTCTTTAATATTCACCTTGGTTGGTTCGTTACTTTGTGGGGTTAATAATTTTTTAGGAGTTTTCTTTTTAAGTTTAAACTCACCTTCCTGTTTAACAGGTTCATTTGTTTTTTGTTCTGACATAATATAATATAATTAAATAATTAATAAACAGTTATAATACTGTTGGAAACTGCTGAGCAGCGTTTTGATTTTCAAAATCTATAGGAGCTGTTTCGTTTTTCCTTTGACTTATCATTTCACTTTGTTGAGTTGCTTGGATCTTTGTTCTTTGATCTTTGCGGTTTTCAATTTTATCTTCTTTTTGTTGCATCTGTTGCACGTCCATCTGCTTGAGTTCCATGTTGTATTGATGCTGTATCTGCATTTCTTGTTGCTTTATTTGAGCAGCTGCTTGCATTCTTTGCATCTCAAATTGAGACTTGGCTTGTTCGTATTGCACATTAGAACCTGATATAGCTTCTTGCTTTTGAACTTCAGCCATTGCTGTTTTTTCTGCAGTCTCTGCTTGAGCATCAGCTTGGGCTTTTATATTAGCTTGTTGATTAGCTTGTTCTTGTTTACCTTTTTGCTTACGTTTTATTTTAAGCATTTGATTCGCTAACTTAAGATTTTTAATCTGCCTTAAGTCTATAGCATCTTCAAGATCAATACCTCCTTGTTGTAAAGCAACTTGTATGTTTTCTTCTAGTTTAGCTTGCTCTTCTTCGTCTGGTTCTAGTTCTAAGAATATACCAAAGTCGTGAAGATTTAAATCAGCAATTCCTTCTAATGTTTTTACGCTATATGTAGATATAGAGTTTTGCAAAGCGTTTTTAGTTAACGGAAACTCTAATGCGTCCGCTAGTTTTAACGCTATGTTTTCAGCTATTCTAAGGGTTAAATACAAACTTGATTGCTTTATATGTCTAGTAGCTACGTTAGATGCGTTAGCTGCCATCTTCTGTAGTCCTACTAAAGTACCTTTATCTGGCGTAGTGCCATCTCTAGCTTCGTTAAGTCCTGTTACATCACGTATCATTTGTAGATAATATTGATACGTTTGTATAAGAGCTGCGATCTTAGCTTGGCCACTAGAGCTATTAAGTTCTTGTATTGGAACTTTACCTTGATTTAGATCACCTTCTTGTGTCAAAGATCTACCAACTATAGAACCTGTTTGGAAATACATGTTTAGTGCTTCTGCTGGGTTATAGTTTGTACCATTGCCTAAATCAACTTCTGCTAAACCGTCCATGTCTAAATAGACGCCATCTGGAACCATCCTAGAAAGTACTTGTTGTAATTTTAAATGTGTAAGCTGTATCATATCAGCAAAACCAATACACTTGCTTACAAGAGATTCTATTCTACCTTTATATATTCTTGGCGCACATAAAGCATAATTCATTTCCACCTTAGTAGTGTCAGCATAAGGTCTTGTCATGTTTTCTGCTAACCTCCAGTCGAGCATTGTATCAGTTCCTAAAACCTTAGCTCCTGTATATAAAACCTCTATAGATCTTGATACTCTTTCAAAGTTATCACTTTCTGGTGGATTAAATGTATCAGGTTTCTCTAAAGCTTTCATTAAACCTTGATCTGTTTGTTTTATTTTAAAAACTTGATTGTGATATGTTTTGTATTCAAAATACAACACTTGAACAGTGTTTTCGTCATAATCACCCCAACCAGTTACATATGATCTATTACCTGGCATTTTTTGAATTCTATCTAATTCTTCTTTTGAAATATTAGGAAACTCTTTTTTAAGCTCGGGTATTGTTATAGATTTTAATTCACCTACGTAATATATATCTTCAAAATTAGGATCTTCAGTATACGAATAAACCATATAAGCAGGATCTACATAATCAACTGTAACTCCTTCGGCTAGATTAAAATTTGTTTTAGTTGCTCCAATACCTATTGTAGTCAAGTCCATGTTTATCCTACGTCTTATTAAGTCGTATTTATTCTGGGCCAACACAGTTGATATAGCTTCTTCTTCTGCTATTTCTATGGATTGCTTATAACTAAGTTGCATGTGCAATTCTAGTTCCTCTGGACTTTCAGGTATTGTTTCTGGATTTGGACTTTGATATAGATTTATACCTAAAGTAGATTTTAATGATTCTAAATACTCTTTAGCAACCATGTCCTCTTGTAGTTTAGAGGCATATTCTGTTCTTTTCTTTACAGAAGAAGGATCTTGAGCATAAGCTTTTATGTCGTAACTTTTACTAGATATACCATTAACAACTATATCTACAAACTTAGATAATATTGGTACTGGTTTCCAGTCTAAATTAAGATAAGACAAATCGCCATTAATAGACAATTCATCTTTGTATTTTTGTATGCTTTGTTCTCCACGAGCGTATAGTCGTAAGTCGTGAAAATTATTCCAATTAGTTAAGTATCTATTACCAGCAGTTCTTCCTGAACGAAACCATTCGTATTCAATAGCCATTGCTACTTGACTACCGTATTCAATACTTGCTTTTTCTGCATCACTCACTACTTGACTAGGGAAAGCGCTATTGGTGTTAGTATATATATTCATTAACTTATAATTTTTGATGTAGTTCCTTTGTTATCATATTTCTTTATACCAAGATCAATCGCCGGTAATTCTATCTTATTTACTGGAGAGTATATGTGTTTGTTACAAGCCATTAAAGCTAGACCTGAACTAATAGAAGCATCATGCGTTGTTCTATTATTTATATTAAAATGTGCCCAGTCTTCTAACGTTCTTTGAAAGTAAACATCTCCATAACCATTTTCTTTTAATCCAACAAAGTGTTCTATATATGTTTCTATAGCAGAAGCGTGTGATTGTTTTATATCTTCACTAGAGTTAGGTATTCCACCTATTTCTCTTTCTGTAATTGATAATTTATTTCTTTTTTTATCTGGTCTGTTCATTGCAAACCCTCTATAACCTCTACGTTTAAAATGATACAAGAGTCTAGGTTTATTATTTTCTGCTAATATTGGCATGCCGTAAAATACACAGGCCATTAATACATCTTCAAAAAAGATCTCAGCAGTTTGAGGTCTAGCTATGTATTCTAAAAAGAAATGATTAGGTGGAACTTCTTCCATACTAAACTTAGTTAAACCATGTAAAGATCCATTAGAACCTTTACCATCTACTGTTCCTGATATATCATATGGATCACAACCAAAAGCACCGCAATGCTCATTGCCTGGATAGTTAACACCATTTTTTATAAACCTTTTGTTTTGTAAATTAAAAGGCGGTACCCAAGTTACTAAAAATCTACCATTTTTATTTGGCATAAATATAACTTTAGAATCTTTTTTATTGTTCTCCCATTGAAAACTTCCTTTAGTTACATTTAAGCTGTTTCTTTCATCTTCGTTATAATCTATTTGTTGGTATATTTTAGTAAGATTAAATAAAGACATTTTAGACTCGTCTCTAAATGCGTGTTTTGTAGTACGCGGAAACTGTCTGTAAAATTCATTTAAACCATCTTGATCATCTTTAAGGCCATCTACTTCATTATTCCAATATTCAATAACACCTATGCCTATGCGTAAGCCATCGGGTCCTACTGTTTCTTTAGATGGTTTTTCGAATACAGGAAAGCCATAAGAATCAATGTATCCTTCGTAGTTCCATTCCATAGGTATGAACAGAGAATATAATCCTGAGCGAGTCTGTCCATTGGCGTTTCTTTTTGTAACGTCTGAATCATCGTATAGTTTCTTAAAATTTCTACCTCCTTTATCTAAAGCATTTGATGTTGATCCCATCATACACTTTCCAATAACTCTACTACCTAATCTAAGGGTTGTTTTTGTAACGCGCCAGTTGTTAAGAATGTTATTTGGCCTTTCCCATTTACCTGATTCATCATGAACAAGGAGCCTAAGCTTTTCTCCATCGTAAGCATTATCACCGGTGTTCTTCCAGTCAATAGTGGTATCCAAACCGGTAATCTCTTTGATGGCTTGATTTGCATCAAGTTTTCTACGGGTAAATTTAGAGGCAGGTACTCTATAAGCAAGTTCGGTTTTTGGTCTGTCCATACCGTCTTGAATTGGTT